ACACCTTCAAAAGTATGTTTAATAGATGCACCTATCGTATAAGGTTTAGAAATAAATTCTCTCATTACTTTATCTACCCCTGTTGGAGATTTATTAGCAGGTATTGTAAATTTAACCATGGGCCAATCACATATTTCATCTATTGATTCAATTACTGTACCAACTAAAATTGTGGGTTTTGAGTTATCTGTAAACTGTGAAAAGTGAGAGCCAATAAAAGTATTGTAGGAAACAGTTGAATCTGTTGCTTGTATTGTTCCCGGACTACTTCCATTTCTTATAAACTTTATTAGAGTTCTATTATTAGTGTCAGCGTCAGACCTATTAATAATTAATACATCATCTACGGCTGTGCTAAAAATAGAAGTGTGGTCATCTCTAAATAATATACCTTGGTCACTTGCTTGTGATAAAGTTGAAGCTGAAGTGTGTCCTTTACCATTTTCACTACAGATTGCTCCGTTGTCTCTTATTCTAAATCTTGTTGCACCACCTGTTGAAAGGTCTATCGTGTCCGCCGCAGAAAATAACATTCCTGTGTTTGGGTCTCCCTCATTAGAAATAATTGGTAATGAAGCAGTGCCGTCTTTAAATAAAAATTGTCCATCAGCCGACATATCAATCGTTAAGGCAGTTATATCAGTACTTCCATCTGTGCCTTTAAATATAATATCTGTGTCTCCACCTTGTGCATCAATAGTTATATTACCTGCACTTGTTGCTAAAGTAGAAGCCGCATCGCCAGTTGATACATCATCTAATGCAACACCTGTAGATACAGTGGCAAATGATAAAGTACCACTTCCATCAGTTTTAATGAACTGACCATTAGAACCATCAGATAAATTAAGTTCTGTTACTCCTACAGTATTTGCACCCGGAGTAATAGTTCCTACACTCTTTGCTTGATGAACAACATAAATATTGTTTGTGCCGCTAGGAGGAGCACCAGTAAACGTTAGTGTTGTTCCAGATAAAGTGTATGCTGAGTTAGGGTCTTGTCTTACGTTTCCAACAAATACTTCAATATCTAAAGTTGAGGAAGGTGCTACATCTAAAGTAAACGCAGTTGTACTTCCATCACCATTAAACCTCTTGCCTGCAAGAGATTGAAAAGTATTTCTGGTATCTAAAGGTGTACCAATAAAAGCCATTTTACGTTATCTCCATTATTGACAAAACAATGTCAGCCGAACCAGTTGCTGTCAGTGACAGCGCATCTGTTGCTTCCATCACAACTTTGTTGCCCGCGAGTAGTTCCAAAGTTCCGCCAACAGGAATCGGCGCCGTAGTAACTAGTTCAACCGTTTGGTTAGCCTCGTTATTTGCACCTGCTCTGTTAGAAGTATCTGAAGCTAAACTAACTGTAGCAGTGATCTGACCAGTTGTTGTATTACCTATCATTATTCCAAGAACTACAGTTGTTGTAGAACTTGCAACAGTATAGATAACATCAGCACTGGTAACATTTGCTTTAGTTACAACTTTAAAAGTATTAGCCATTTATCCTCCTATTATATTATTAACCGAGCGCGATTGCAAGAGCCGTAGGGTCCTCTGTAGAAAATCCTGCACTTGTTAAATAAGTTTTAAGCCTTGTTAAAGTAGCCTTTCTGTTTGTGCCACCTGCACCATCATCTACTATTATTAAATCAGCATCCGCTAGTGCGGCTCCGATGTCTGTGCCTCCATCAATGTCTAATGTCGCTAGACCGACAGTGTTGTTTGCATTTGTAATTGTTTTATTTGTAAAACTTTGAGTTGCAGCTATACCTGCAATTGTGTCTGTTGTTGCTGGTAAAGTTAATGTTGTGTTACCAGAAAAAGCTGAGTGTGCTGGAGCTTGTATTTGTGCATAGTGAGCATTTGATGACTCACAATAAAATCTTACTACGGATTGTGCTCCTGTATTTTTAACATCAATAACACCGCCCTCTACAGTAAGATCATCACCAACACTTACATCACCAGTTACTGTAACTGAGTCAACGTAAGCATCCTTAAATCTTACAGAGTTAGTTCCTAGGTCAACATCACTATCTGTTTGTGGACCAAATACTCCGTCTGATACAAATACTTGTTCAGCATTTGCAGCATAGAAATGTATTTCGTCTGCTGTTTCAAAATCTATTTTTGTTTGATCATCTTCACCAATTTTAACATCTGTTGCTAAAATTGATGTAATACCTGTTTGTGCTGCGTCTACACTTAATGTGTTGGTAGATAATGATACACCTGTTCCTGCTGTAAAAGCAGTTTTAGACATTGCTATTGCGGCAGAACTATTAATATCCGCATTTACAACAACACCAGAACCAATAGCTGCTGTTCCAGTTGTTCCTATAGTTATGTCACCAGATATAGCAACAGGATTAAAGTTTGTTCCATCACTGATAAGAGCCGCACCACTAGTGTTAGTTGTTAGAGTTAAATCATCACCAGAAATTGTTAAATCACCAGTGACAGTTAGGTTACGACCTATTGTTACATCATTGTCTGCATCTTCAAATATTAATTTACTTGCTGGGACTGTACAAAATACATCTTTTGTTCCAGCGCTAAAATCAACAGCGCTATCACTATTGGAAGAGGATATTACGGTTGTACGTGTAAGATCAGAACTATCACCATCTAGTGTGCCTAAACCAACTTCAAACTCTGCTTGATCTTGGTGAGCAATACAATAATACGTTGTATTACTATTACCTACACCAGCAGCGAAAGTTTCAAAACCAGTTACTGCACCAGCAAGAGATACAGCGCCTGTACCAGTCGTGGTAGTAGTTTCTTTTACACGATCATTAATGACTAAAGCCATTTATTTTCTCCTATGCTAATCGCAGTATAGCGTTACTTGCATCGGCTGCTGGAAACTGAATTGTAAATGTTCCACTTGTAGATGTCTTATCTCCACCGAAATCTAAAACAGCGACAGCTTTATTAGAGTCTGAACTGTTGTAAATTAATGCTCCTCTTGCAGTGATAGTAGCTGATGTAAAAGATATATCAGCGAAATCAGCAATTGCAGTAGTACCACTAGTAGTTGGAGTTACACTTGTTAGTGTTCCGCCTGTAGCAGTGTAAGTTCCAGAGTTTGATACCTCGTTAGAACTTGAATAAGCAGTTGTGGTTGCATCCAAAGAAGCAGAACTTGTATAAAGTGCTATTTTAAAAGTATCACCACTGGTAGCTGTAAAATTATGCGTACCTACTAGTAATTCTTGTTTAAAACTTGTGCATACAGCTTGAGTTATTGCCATGTTTTATCCTCCTATGGGTTCTGTGATTGCAGAGGAGTTCTTAACGCCCCATGCATATATTCATCTCTTCGATGTCTTCCTTGCTGTTCTATGACAAGCTCTTGAAGAGCACGTTGATATGATTGTTCGTATAATTGCAGCATTTCCGCTGGTCCCTTCAAGAATTTGAAGGCTTCTGCAAGACATCCATACAGTAACAATGACGGTGCATTATTACCCAACCAAGAGGTTGCGTTACTACTAGAGAGTCTTGTTGGTAATCTAGTAATTCCTAATTCAACGTTATACGCTGAATCGGGCGTCGGTGCAACATAAATCGAATTATGATCCCACCAAGCCCAATATCTGGGTGTGCCTGTTGATGTTCTATCTGGCCAATATTCATTCATGTAACTAATATCTCTTTGTTCGAGAAAATTTCTTGTTGGCGTTCCAGAGGCAGGAAAAATCTGCATTGTTCTTATTGTACCAAGAGATTCTGGTGTAGGTGTTGTTCCACCCGGTAAGGATAAGAAAGCATTATCTGTTACAAGATTTGCTGTTTGATGAGATTTAAATACATCTAAATCTACATCTCTAAATATTCTGTTTTCTGCGTGTTCAATAAAATCATTTGTTCTTGTAGCTGTTAGCACATCTGTACTAACTTCTGTGTAGTCTAATATTTGTTGTGTTAATTCTGTATATGTTGTCATTATGATACACTCACTGTTACTCTACCTACTGTTAAACCAACAAATGGTGGTTTCTTATTACTTATCTGCATACTGTCGTTGTGTTCAAAAAATCCTGTTCCTCCTACAAAAACAGTTGTAGGTTCTAATCTATCTGGTCTAGAATCTTGTAAACTTTGTGCATCAGCCGCATGTTTTTGTCTTTCAAGTTGTGGATGTTTTGCTTCAAACTCAGACTTGTGAACTAAAGAACCATTCCATTCTTTAACCATCTCTTTGTAAGGAAACTCCATACCACTACGATCAGATATTGCTTTTGCATATTTACCAGAAGCGTGAGCCATTAGATATACCCTCTCTGTGGTGTAGCAAAGAAACTAGAACGTGGTCTATCTTCTTCCGAAGCACGTTGCCACTCTTCTTCGTATAATTGTTTTAGTAAAGGTGTTCTCTCTGGAGCTTTTTTTACAGAAGTGTAATAAGCTAAACCAGAAGTTAAACATGGTAAAAATCTTGTAGGAACTTCTATTTCATTTTCATAGTTACCTGCATCTTGTATCTTGGTTAGACCATAATACTTAAATGTATGTGCACCATCTGGTGTTGGATAAAGATATAGTGTTGGAGTAGACGCTCCTCTTTCTAAAAAATACTGCACAGGTTTTCCCTCTGTAGTTTTATTAGATATATTTAAATACTCTGCACGGCTAATACGATCAACTTCTATATCAGTTGTTGTATCACTAGTTGTAAGTAAAACAGCTTCTAGTATCTCAACCAAATCTGAATCTAATGTGGAATTGGTTGTAATAGCAGTT